GTGTTCTCTTGCTCACAAAAAACCGCCCACCCTTCGAATAATTACACTTAGAACATGCAGCTACTAAATTATCATCGGTATCTAATCCGCCTAAGCGTCTAGGTATTACATGATCTACTGTAGTGGCTTCTTGTGCACAATACTGGCATATAAATCCATCGCGTCTTAGGATGCGTTCTCTTATTGATCTCCATTGTCTAGTGCTACCACTATCCCTTAACGCTGATCTACTCACTTAATACCAGCCTTTAGCCTTATGGTGTGCGAGCGCAGTACAAGCACATCCATCATAGCGTCTATCTAGGTACTTCAATCCTAAATCAATTTGTTTAATAGGATCTTTCTCTTTTGATTTGAGTATTTGAAATAGACCAAATGCACTTGACTTAGGATTCTTTGCTTTGTAGTTCCATCTACTCTCTTTGTATACAATTTCATCTAAACAGTAAAACTGTTCAAAGTTGTAATTCATCTTATGAAATGTAATTTGTTTTAATGTATTAACTTTAATCTCTTGAGATTTAGCTGTATCTAATGCAAAGGTTTGTAATACAAACATAGCTATCCCGACTAGCCAGCACCTCGCGAGCTGAGCCTTACGGGCTCGCGTTTTTGCCTTTAGGGCAAATACTTGCCTAGAGCGTATCATATTAAAGCAACCTCTCTTAGCCTAGATTGTCTATACCATCTCACTATGTGGACTATGATCTACATCACATAGATCTTGCAACTGTATCTGTAATCATCTTGTTCAAGCCAAGTATCTACATAACCTGCTTCAGTCATTTAGTTTTACCAGCCCATCCTTCGCCCTTAAAGACTAAGCCTACTGTTGAGTAGATTCTTGTCATATCTAGCCCACACTTAGGACAATTCATACCGCCATCATCCTCTTTGTAGGTTCGATGGACTGATCCATAAGTGCCGCATTCTTTGCAGCTGTATTCATATGTTGGCATCATATTCTCCAATCAATAAGCAAGTATGACAGGGTTTAGCTTCAAACTGCCAAGCCCCACAACTAGCACACCTGCTTATCTTTGTGTCTGGTATTCGATCGATCTGTTCAGTTATATTCTTAACTCCTACGCACCCGCAATCCATACATTGATAAACCTTAAATCCATCAGGCATGTCTATCGCATCAAGCCATAGAAACTCAGTTTTGCGAGCGCAGCCATTACATTTAAAGCTAGTCATGTTTAATTAACTCTGAACAGACGAAACAAGTGCCATTCTTAAACACCCGATCATCCCCACACATTTCGCATGTAATGACCGATTTGACAATATGAGCACCATCATCATCTATTTCAACTGTAAAGCCTGATCCGTTAATTATGGCTATGTATCCCACTATTCGACCCCATCAAAATAGAATGTGCCTTTGGCGGTCATCTTTGCCCAGACGGCGTGATCCTTATTTAATCCTTTGCAAACATAACCATAGTAAGGTTTTCCACCCTTGCTCACACCCTGTTTAAGAATCATGCCATGTTCACACATAGGTGGCTCTTTTGGTGTTGTATGACCAACTGCATCAACAGCATCGGCAATAGTCCATTGTTGCGGATCATCGACTTTATTCTCTACTGCAAATGAAGCTCTTAAAGCATCTTCAATTGCTGCTGATTTAGTTCCTGGCGCTCCGTATCGCCTTTCTTGTAATTTCTTTTCGTATTGATTTGGCTCGGCATTATTTACCTTAGCCATTTCCTCTCGTGAAGCGCGTTTGCCTTTAGCTGCGAAACCAGCATTTGCGAGCGCACGACCGATCGCTGAAGTTTCACAATTCTCCAATGCAGATGTGCTATTAACACCCTTCTCCGTAATGACCTCAAATGCGAGCCCAGTTGCACATGGCTTAGGATCTGCTTCAGTCTTAAAGATCTTGGCGAATACAACGAACCGCTTTTCAGTCGCTTCAATGAGTTCAGTCTCGATACGATTATCAGGGTATTTCTCATGCCATTTTTCCAATCTCGATTCTACTGTTTCATAATTGTCTAAGTTAAACATTATTCCTTCCATTCAAAATCTTGGTCTTGGACTGCTTCGAGCACATTCCGATAGATAGCTCCGTAGGCGATAAAGTCTTTAACTGAGTCGTAATGATCTGGAGTTTCAGTAAGCCTAGAAACCTTGACCAACGCCATACATAAAGCAGCTTGGTGTGGTGTGATTGGGAAATCAAGATATGCACTCCACAATCCAGCAATTCTTTTGTGATTATAGTACGGATGTCCATAGACACTTCCGCGCTCTTGGATCGTAGCAATGACTTCATTTAACAGATCCTCAGTTTTTGTCATAATCAAAGACCTGCTCTAACTTCATCTTTTGCACTTTAGCCTGGTGATCTAAGCAAGACTTCCAACCAGCTGTGCGACCAGCCCAGTATCCATTGTTATAAGATTCATCTTTGATGTGTTCGTATAAGAAATATAAACCTAGACCAATCAAACAGCCTATGATAAATCCGTAACCTACTATTTCCATGCTTGCTCCCTTATTGCATTTGGTACGACAACAGGCTCTCTGTCATCGATAACTGTATATCTTGCACCTGACGGATGTATTGATGGCGCAGCAGCCACATAGCCTTTGAACTTAATATCTATGCCATCGATTAATTTGCCACGATAAGAGTCAGCTGTATTTGCTTTATAATACAAATGAAAGCCATCTCCGGTTTGAACTGTATATGTTGGCGTAAACTCAGGTAACAATTCACCACCATTACGAAAATCAATATCAAATACAACTAAGCCAGATGTTTGGCAAGCAATACCGATGTTGATGTTTGGATCAAAGTCAAACCAAAAGTTGATTAGTTTGCTGTCCGTTGTTGCTGATAGATAAGCTCTTTTGCATAGTTCAAAATGTGGATCTTTTTTGTTTGCCTGTAATGGCAAGACAGCCCATCCACGATTTGCATATTCAAATGCAGCTTCTCGATTGTCTGTTGCTAGTTTCATGTCGCTCCCTACATGCCCCACGCTCTGTGGAGATACATGTAGTCTGACTTAAATCAAGTTTATTTGGTAGGTCGCTTCCGGCGTGTTTTATAACGATTAGATAACGAATAGATCCTCAAAATCATCGATATGGTCATCAATCGTGCGTTCGTGATAATCGGTTTCACGCCCCATAAGACTTCCTGTTATAAGTAAAGCTGCCATCTTTGTTTATTGGGATCATGGTTGGAGTCATATTCTTGCCATTCCATTCAAGTACAGCGATGCCCATTTGCCAGTTGGCTAGACCTTTCGTATAGGATGCTTTGGCGCGGTTCATAAGGTTGCCCACCTCTAGCCCGTAAAGGGGTCTATAAGCCCCGTAGAGCCCCTCTGAGTAGGCTGACATACCTAGCCTATGGGTATGACCACAAACCACGCTCTTACCGGCCTTTTTGGCAAGATTTAGGGCAGTCTGTCCAGCGTTAGGATTCATGTTGCCTTCATCGCCATGAGCCAAGATCCAGCCTTTTTCAAATTCATAGAATTGCTTATGAAAAGTTATACCTAAATCATCGAACTGCATGAACTTGGCGTATTGTAATTCGGGAAGGCTGATTAAGCCAGGCACTTTTAATAAAGTGTTATAAAGTCTATCTGTGTGATTTGATCTAATTATGTGAGCTTCTTTTGAATGCTCGGTTAAAGCCCAAAGAATATCTTGAGTCGCCTTGCGATCATCGTCAAGGGTCTGCTGATAAGCCAAAGGTGTTTTTTCAGCCCATCGGCTAATAGTTTGAAAATCGATTTCATCGCCAACGCAAAGGACACTATCAAACCTCTCTCGCTTGGCTAACTTAATTACATTCTTTACAGCTACTTCATGGTGGTATGGGATTTGTAAATCCGAAATAACCAAGTATCGCTTAATCGTCATCCTCATCTGGAGTTGGAATAGTTGGGATTATTCCCTTGTCGCCTACGATCCAGTCAGGCATTGATTCAGGATTATCCATTAGGTAAAGCGCACAGGATTCATTAAATCCAGCCTTGCGTGCAGCTCTAAACATTTCATGCTTGGCAATATAGAATTGATCTA